TCGATTTTTTTGAATTCTTTTCCGACTGAGACTTGGAATCTGTACTCGATTTGGGGTCGCGCTTTGATTCCTGGCCTTGGGAAGGGTTCCTGATATCAAACGACATATCGGGTTTCTTGTTATTGAGCATTAAGTGCTCCTTATTATTTTAACTATGATTACGACGTTGTTCCATCAGGCCTCGTCAGGTACAGGCACAGCTATACGATGTTCGTCACATGATAGAATAGGAATGCCATTGCTGTTGGTGCGCGTCATTGGCTTCTTGCATTCTGGACATAGTCCGCGACCAGCTACCTCCGCACTCATGTCAATACGTGCCTGCACCTTGATTGGGTCCTGGACCTCAGCCTTAATTTTGGCTTTGGCCTCGACCTGAATTTTCTTTTCGCTGACTGTTGCTGAGGCCTGAATAAAAGCCTGTGGGATTTGTTTCATTTTTAATCCTTGTTCAGATGGCAGTCACGCTTAATTCAGCCGTAACCAACAAACTATTTCGGTCATCAGTTAAGGCCGAAATCTCTAGATTTCTCAACGTAACGGAAGCCAAGCACCCACCTATTTTTGTACGACACAGGACGGAGATCCTATGCATGATGTCAGATACCACGGACTGAATAACTTTCTCATCCGTCGGACTGTCGTCCACAAGTATTTGCCATTTGAACTCTGACGGTTTAATTGATTCTCCGTTGAGTTCGTGATTGGGAGTTTCACCAGGTTTTAAGACTACGCAATGCACATAACGGTATTCTAATTGTGCAGCTATCTGGACGGCTAAGTAAGAAATCATCGTCGGGCTTTCCTCGCAACTAGCTTGATTAAGGATGAGTTCTCAGCTTTCTTAATGATTAGTGCTGGGTCGTAGTCAATATCCGAATTCAAGCCTACCTCTAGGCCATAGACGCCGATTAGACAGGCATCTAGTTGATGGGGCGTGGTCTTACACACCTTGTACAGATCGTCTAACAATAATTCTCGGTCCTTGAACCTACGATGAAATTTATTTTTCCACGTAGATGCCGTGATGAGCTTGATGGGTATACGCGGGTAGCTGCCAGCAATTAGCCCCAACATGATGGAAACTTGTTCTATTAATGGACCTTGGAGTCCTCGTGTTTGAAATCTTTCGATCACAATTCCATCAGGTTTATAATGGGTAATCCAAGCATCAATTTCTTTTAGAAAAGCATCTCTTTGAAGACCAAACACCGTTAAATCATGTATGGTGTTGGTCATCAAAGAGTTGGCAACCACTGCTAGTTTGAGCTCTTCGTTTAGGGCTACTACTGAAATAGCCATGTTGCGAGAACCTGGGTCAATTGCGAGAATTCTTTTAGTTGTGGACTTCAGTCTAATATTAGGTATTACATAACTATCATTAGGCTTTCGTTCCTTTTTCGGACCGCTTTTCTTCGGCATTTATAATTCTCCTACATATGCCATAAAATTGCAGGCCCTCAATTAAAAGTAGTTCAGCGCAATCCGTTCATTGGTCTGAAACCTCCAGATGATCGTCCAACAAATACAGCGGCTGGGGCAGCACGTTGACCACCTGAACCATCGTATTTCCAGTCTTTGGCCTCGACTAAACGTTCCATGATTTTCGGATCATGCAGTTTTGCAGCCCATAAAACAAACGCACGCCAAATATCATCGGTTTGGTTCTCGCCCTTTTCTGGACAACGTGTAGGCCCAACATCACGAACAGTAGTCATTTGTAGTACTAAATGTTGAACTGGTTTGTTGATCATTTCGGTCTTGAAATTATCAATCTCACCATTGCAAATGCGAGTCATATCAAGGACTGTGACTGTTGGGCATATTATATTTTTGTTTCTCAACATGGCTACAGTTCCATCAAAGTCCTTGCGTCTAGGACTGTACTGCCGGGCCCTACATCTAGGCTTTCCGTTAGGATTATTTTTCATGTCGTCCTGGGCTCGATTCAATATGTCAATCGACTGCCATTGATCGGCTAATAGGGCTACAGCATTTAGGTCTTTTAACATGGGTAATATGATGTACTGATACATCATGTTGAAATTCACACGTCGCCCTTCTTGAGGCATGCACTCAACAATTGTCGTACACACCGATTTACCTGTATCAAAATCGTAGTGTCCACCTGTCAGCGTAAATGAATTGTCTACTGCCCCAGCATCGATAGTGACCAATCCCGGATATTTAAAGGTGCGGATTTTTTCAACCGTTCCATATATCTCATCAGGCCTGTCATATTTGTAGATGAAGTTATGACTGTTATTGCCGTTGACGAACACCTCTTCTTTAACCAGATTCGGGTTCATGAATCGGGAATGAACTGATGGTGGATTGGCTCCAAAGTCACGCTCGGCCTTTTCAGGATTCGAATTGTAAGCTCTGACAATTACCGGGTGGTCACGCCCCCATGTCGGGTGCATTTCCCAAGTGGGAAGATTGACACCCAGCATGTACTGCGAGCCAACCTCGGTTCGTGATTCAGCCAATAAACGCATGATCTTATCGCGCTTACTGTAGGGTGAACTAACGCTTAACATTAACGAGGCTGGAGCCGAACTATAACCCTGCTGCAGAAGTTGAAGAACAGCACCTTGGACAGTGGTCAGACTATTGGTAAGTGATTTATGCGCTTCATCCGCATTTGCACGTTCACTCTGTTCATCCTCTTCATCGTTACCTTTTGGCAGCGGGAACAACCCCAATTCGTCTAGGCCTGCAGCGAACCGGCTATCGCCTCGAAGGGTAGTTGAATTAGGCCCCGAAGGATAAAACTTCATGTTCCTGTGCTGGAACGTTAAGTACAAAGAGGATGAATGATAGAGTTCAACTCCGGTTCTTTGTTTCTCAGCTTTCAAAATCGAGAAATAATCTTGAAACCACGAGCTGGCCTCAATAATTCTTTTGAAGGGAACCCATAGTACACCAACAGCTTTGTTAAAGTTCAGGCTGACCATGGTACACGTCAACTGAGTAGAGGCCTGCATGATGTTGGGCACCAACTCAGCAATGCTGGGAAACATTAAATATTGATGCGTGCTATAAGCAAAATAGCCTGCGGCTCCACTCGATTTGCCGCTACGTTGGCCCAGCACATTTACCAGTTCTTGATAGTTTTTTAGTCCATGATTTTTTATCAAATCCCATTTGTGACGTTTGCATTTAGGACATATTCCGTATTCCAAAAGCTTCATTGACTTCAAAAGCTTTTCTGGATGCAGGGTCTTCGGAATATTGTGAATGTCAAATACGCGCTTGTCACTGCAACAGGGACATACTTCGCCGAATAGTATGAGACCTGTCCACATTTGACGAGACCACGGAATACTATATTTGGGAGCATCAGGTCCCAAGATATTCATCGTGAAGTCGTAGTAGTTCTTTGCGTGTTTGAGTTGCCTAGTATCGATCTTCAGATCACGTATAGTGCCTGTAGCAGGATCCTCAGCATCTAACATATATTTTGCGATATCGAAATCGTCAACGGCGTTACCTGCGTCGTCTAAACCCCCCTTACGTATTATATAAAGATCAGCATTTAAGTCCTTAAAATCCTTGGTCCTGATCTTGCGCCCTTCTTTCTTTGCCTTAATCTGTTCTTTCTTGAGCCTTCGGTCATGGACGGCCTGGAGTTCCGCTTGAGACAACAAGCCGGGAAAGAATTGATCGGCTTTAGCTGCCAATAAGCGATCAGTTGCTGCCTCTACATTATTGAAGTTTTCCCTGATCATAATTAGTCCTCTATTTCAACCTTGGACTCACCTTTCTTGGCTTCTTGGATAGGCTGGGTCTTGGCCTTGACTCTGCGCTCGTCTGGTGGTTGATTAGGAAAGAAATAAGCTTCTTTCTTAGGTGCAATAGATGCCACTAAACTAGGTGCTTCATTAATTGATAGGCCTGTATATTTGGTGATGAATCGTGCCATCTTGATCGTATTAGCCGAGTTCAACATCCTTTCAAACTGGGCGAATGCCTGCTCACCAACAGGTGCGTTCAATGTTCGCTGCATGACCTCTCGGGCCTGTATTGAACCCGCACCCGCAGCTAGGGACAAGGGACCTATTTCTTTCAAAAAGAATTCGCGAACAGCCACAATATTACGTTGGAGCTTAGGTGGCAGCTCTTTACTGTATTTCTCTTTCCTTAGATCAACCTCAGCGTCTAGATTAACTAGACCGGGATCACGTGAATCCTCTAGGTCCTTTTGACGACGTGCCATTTCCTCTTCAAAAGACTCAGTGACCCTAAAAAAGAACTTTGATTTCTTTTTTGACAGGTCTACGGATAGGCCTGAGGTAGAGAACTCAGACTCGTCAGAGAGGGAGTCCTTGTTTAGTCTGGCTGCTTCCTCATGAACTGAGTTTACAGTCTTGATGTTTTTCTGTTTGTTTTTGGGGATTGACGTCCCCATCGTAGAAAGTGCAGACAGCAGATCATCGGCGTCATTTTCTTCACTAACTGTTGATAGGACAACTGAATTCTTGCTGTTCTGCATTTTCAATTCCTTATTTCTTAATTTTTAATTCTTAACTCTTAACTATTCGTCTTCTGAGTCAGCAACTTTGCCAGCCTGTCGTTTTGCAACATACAAGGTTTCACCTACACCGCTAGCCATCTGTTTGAAACAAAAAAGTCTCAAGTCCATAGCCTTGTAGCCCTGTGCAATACTGATCTTTGTCTTATCCTCTTTGGTACCCAGGATCCACAATTTCAGAGTTTTCCAGTCAATTGGTTTCTTTGCTTTACCCAAGCTATTGATATCCAACTGCATAGACTGACGACTTTTTCCCGTAAGCTGACCAGTCTCTCGAAGATATGACGCAGTATCAAAGAAGGGATCGAAACCACGAGCCTCTCCGGTAGCGTCCTCGACCCATAAGCGTAGCCAAGCCTTACGATTAGGATTAGCCAGCTTGTTCTTGAAACCATGGACTTGGATATAGCGATAGCGGTCTTTGCCACCATCGACTATTGAGCGTTCGAATTCAACACGTTCTTCAGTATCAAATTTAGGATTGAAAGGCATCCCAGACGAACGGGCAGTCCATTTGATACGGATATCTGAATTAAAACGCAAAGCTTTGCCGCAAGGTTCTTGTTCTTTTGGCCCATACTTAACCATCGGAATATCGCGCATCTGATTGATACCCAAAAGCGCTACCATTTTCTTAGCTAGCCTACCTTTAACTCTGGGTAGGTGTTTCGAAAACATACGAGCATGGAGTCCCAAAGACCTATCCGAATCTTCCTCGTCGTTGGACTCTGGATTCATCGCTGGATAGCTATCAACCATAATTAGAGCTTGCATGTTGCCGTCTGGAGCCTTCACCCATAACCCTTTTCCATATTTCTTGGACATAGAAGCTACAGCATGTTCACCCAGTCTTGTTTTATTGATTTTTGTGTCTTCATAAACAAGCCACCATTCCTTGGCTACATATTTCTTGTCTGGAAGCTGACGCAAAAGTTCAGACAACCAATTGAAAAACTTTTCACCTATAGTCTCCGAGTGATAACGAACCATAGGCTGAATCAACCACTTGCCGGTCATTGGGTCTTTTTTACCAAATACATCGTCAACAGAAACCTTTAGTCCAGCAGTACGCAAAATATTAGCGACGTATTTTTTACTGTTGCCCGTTGAATTCTCGAAATCCCAAAGTGAGACCAGTGGAATTTTAGCTTTTATTGCGGAGGCCATGATGGTTAGGGCACCCGTGGTCTTACAGCTCTGCTCCCAACCGGCATGCGTCGTCATAGCTGGCTTTATACCGCCGCCATAGACTAGGTCCAGCATAAGATTGCCGGTTGACAGAGGTACAATGGCCTCCATCAAATCCGAGTCAACGCCTTGTCTACGGCTGATGTCGTCAATAGTAGTGGTGTATAAAGCATATGGGTCAAACGTGGCAGGACTTTTCTTGCCTACGATTTTTTCAATAGCCTCGTCAACAGCATCTTTCTCAGGTTTTTCCATTTTAATTGTTTTCTTAGCCGCTGATTTAGGATAGGGCTTTGTCGTTCGTGTGACCATGGTTATCCTTGAGGACAATAATGAAAAAGCCCCGACGTGAATCTGCGTTCAGGTCAGGGCCAGAGGGCACTTCACACTTGCTAATTAACAGGTTTAACGCTTGACCTTCTTAGCAACAGGTTTTGCTGGTGCCTTACGACGGGGTGCGGGCTCGTCTTCCTCTTCGTCATCAAAGTCAGAATCATCGTCTGAATCGGAATCGTCAAAGTCCTCATCCTCGTCATCTTCAACTACAGGTTTGCGTTTTGACTTTGGTGGCGTG